CGAAGAAGGCACTATCATACTTCAGGCAGAGAATAGTCGCTACGCTCCCATCATCCTTAAGAATGGGAATGTGAGGGTGCTGGGCAAGCTTGTAGCAGTATTAAGCATGAGAGGCTAGAGCCTCTCTTTTCTATCAGAGAGGAGGGTTTACATGGCGTCAATTAATAAGATTAATACAAAGTCGGGCCCAAGATGGCGGGTTCGCTGGAGGGATGACAAAGGGGAAAGGTCCAGGTCCTTTGATCGTCAGCGCTTGGCCAAGGACTTTCTAATATCCTTGGAGCACAAGCAAAGAGAAGGCACCTATGTAGAGCCTACGACAGTCACACTAAAAAGCTATCTTGAGACATGGATAGAGAGCTACAAAGACAGCATCGCATCAAATACAGAGAGGGGCTACAGAGTAAATATAAGGCATATATGCAGTGTGATCGGCGATAAGTCACTGCAAAGGCTTATCCCAGGAGACATAGAGGCAGCATATCGAGAGCTTGGGAAAAAGCTTTCTGGGACATCTGTGCTGTATGTACACCGTACTTTGAGCAGGGCCTTGAAGCAGGCAGAAAAGCAAAGGCTCATTACACGTAATCCGTGTGATATTGTAGAAGTGCCTAGGAAAAATAAAAATTTTCAAGCAAGATTTGTAGCCCCAGAAGATATAGCAAAGTATGTAGGGGCTTTTAAGGATCATTATCTCTACCCTGCTGTCTGTTTAGCCGCCTTTTGTGGATTAAGGCGGGGCGAAGTGCTAGGCCTACAATGGAAGGATATAGATTGGAAGAAAGGCATGATCACCATAAAGCACGGCATGACGGATGATGGGCTCACCACTCCAAAATCAGGCGAGGCCCGATCGGTCCCTCTAAGTGAGGCGGTAGCAGAGATTTTAAAAGAGCAGAGGAAAAAGCAAAGGCAGTATAAAGAGAGATTTTGGGATGAGTATCACAGATCCGACTTTGTGACTACGTATCATGATGGTACTTTAATAAAGCCCAGGGCGCTGTCAAAGGCTTTTGCGGATACTTTAAAAAAAGCAGGGCTTGGGCATATCCGCTTCCACGATTTAAGGCATACCGCAGCCAGCTTGATGCTACATGAGGGTGTGGATCTTAAGACCATTTCCGATATTCTTGGCCACAGTAGCATATCTATCACTGCTGATATCTATAGCCATGTCATAGAGGAGCAGAAAAAATCGGCCGCTAAAAAGCTAGACAAATACATAAATAAATTCTGATGTGTCAGATTTGTGTCACAAACGGGGTATTTTCAAAAAGAGAGCTCCGGGGTAAAACCCTGGAGCCCTTGATTTTGGCGGAGAGAGAGGGATTCGAACCCTCGATACCTTTAAAGGGTATACACGATTTCCAGTCGTGCCTAGCACTTTCTGTCGGTGTCTGCTTTAGTCTGCCTAAGTGGCGCAAACCTTGGTATTTCAGGGCTTGCGCGGATTCCGGCTTTCTATATTAATCTATAAGATTCGGTAGGAGTGTGTCTCTGATGTGTCACAAATGTGTCACGCTCGATAAAAAAAGAGAGCTATTTGCCCTCTCTTTTTTCCGCTTCTCTTATTATTTCTCTTTTCTTTTCTCGGTACCAGTCAGCTCTGCTACTGTACCCCATGATATTTAGTGCCCAATCCAGCTTTTTCAATTCTGATTTTGTTTCCCGTACCATAAATCTTGTATCATTCATTTTATCACCTCAATAGTACCCCGCTTCCTGCAACAGGTCGTAGTCAACCCGGGTCGCCACTTCTTGGGGATAGTAGTCTCCAGTATCCCTGTCGAAGTGCCAAAGTGTTAGCGGGATATAATTGTGGCAACAGTAATTGATAACTGTAACCAGCGCTACGGTCAACCCAGTAACATAAAGGTCTAAACCGTTGCAATACTTTAGCTTATCGTGGCACGCAAGAGACATGCCTGCTATATCTGTGGGATTGAGAGTAGAAGTAAATACATAGCCTTCTATTCCTTCGATTGGGTGTCTGCCTTCACACAGACCGAGTCTCATCTTTTTCATTTTTTCCATTTTCTTATCCTCCTTTTCTATCTGGGCTAGTATTTCATCAACATTTTTTGCATAGGCTTCCCAGTCGACCTCTCCATCATCGTCAACTTCAAAATCAAAACCTTCAACCGCTTCCCAGTCGCTATCCATAGCGCCCGGTAATTCGTCAACCGTGCATTTTTCCCCGGTCCATTTAAATACACATACATTTGTGTCAAATTGGTTATGCGGCCCTGTGTCATTACCTTTTGAATATCCCCACACTACTTTAATATACTGCCCATTGACTTCGTAAATTTCAGCGTCACTTTCCTGCTTAATCCATGCATATTCTTTTTTCATTTTATTTACCTCCTTTGATTTTGTTATCTCCTTGTAATTCAATTATACCATATGTGTATACAGTGTCAACACTTTTAAGCTATAATTATGCACAAACTTTTTTGGTACTTTTGCACAAAAAATAAGCCCCAGGCTATAAGCCCAGGGCAGTATGAGAAGGGGGTATTATCCTATGATTTTCTTAATGTCTGCTAGCTTTCTACTGGCTTCTTCATAGAGCTTCTTGTAATCCGCCTTCGTGGCCTTTATAAGCTCTGCTATTTTGGCTTGAGTGGCTTTTCCTACTGACCCGTCCACTGCCAGCTTATTATCCTCCTGCAGGGCCTTGACCGCGGCCTCTGTGGCAGCGCCAAAGCTACTGTCTGCACCCCAGGGCTCTAGCATCTTGCCATAGCCCAGCTTAATAAGATCCTCCTGCAGAGATTTTACCTTTGGCCCCTTAGCGCCTTTCTTCAAGACTTCTCCATATTGTGTGTACTTCTTAAAGTCCTCCACCTTATCAGCCTCCTTTTTGCTGATCTTGTATTCTTTTTCGAGGAATTTTACAATCCCCTTGGCCGACTTTTCAGCAAAATCATCTTGCATGATTACCTTCATATCCGATGGGCTATCCATAAAGCCGTGCTCGATAAGTACTGTAGGCATCTTAGCAGTATTGAGCAGTATAAGATTTCTGTACTCTGCCAAAGGCTCGTATCTATTGCCTTTTAATCCCGTCTTTTCTAAGATACAGTCATAAAGTATTTTTTGCATTTCTCTTGTAAATAGGGCAGAGCCAGCCTTTCTGATAATCACCAGGCCTCCTCCTATTTTGCCTCCTATCCCTGCATTGTGGTGATTTGAGATCAGTATATCTGCACCCCATTCATTGGCCTTTTTAGCCCTATCCTTTACAGGTATGTCCTTATTTCCTGTAGGGTCATCTAGTCTTAGTATCTCTACATTATACCCTTTAAGCAGGTCCATGAGGGCCCTTGTGATTTTGTCATTTAGGGTCCACTCCTTAATCTTGCCATAGCCCATGTAGCCAGGGACTTCTTTGCCTGCTGTATTTAGTCCATGGCCTGCGTCAATAGCAATTTTAAGCATCCTGATCACCATCCACCTCAGGCAGGCCACCTATAGATGTCAGCAGTGATAGCACGCCAGCTAGTATAGATGCGCTGGCCACCATTACCCAGTCCACCTCTGCCAGTACCGCACTTGTACCAATGGTAGCAGCTGCAGTCTGGGCGACTGTCTTAAGGGCCCTTACTATTGCAGCTTTTAGCCACTTTTTTATCTTTACTTTATTCATATTCTCACCTCCTATTTAGCTCGGACTTTATATCCGATACATCCTTCTGCACATCTTCCAGGATGCCGAATTTTGCTGTCAGGTCTTTGATAATCGATTGATTTTGCTCGATAGCTTTCTGATATTTAGCCTCCCTGCGTCTGCTGTCATAGAGTACATAGATAAATAGAAAGACAAAAAGGGCAGCCCAGACGCCATTGGTGGCTGCGAGTTCTAGTAATGTTTTTTCCATGGTGTCTCCTTTCTATTAAAAAAGCGCCCTTTAAGGTGCTTCAGATGCTGGTGGGTCTTTTTTTTCTGCCTCAAGACTTTTTACCTTTTCTGCTAAGGCGTCTCTTTCGGCTTCTAGTATAGCCAGCTCTCGATGGAGTAGGGCAATTCTGGAAGCCATCTTGTCTAATACTTTGTTTACATCAATAGTCATCCTTCTACCTCCTGTATATTTGTATTAATTAGCTCATTTATGACTTGTTCCAATTTATTGACTTTGCTTTTTAAGGCCTCTACTTCACTTTCTTCCTCTATTACATCTTTAGGTATCTCAGGCACAAATTCTTCAAATATATCTTCAAATTTTTCAGCATGAATATCTTTTACCCTCAATGATATCCCTTGCTCCTGCAACTCAAAGAATCTATTATAATTTTCTTCTGATATATGGAAATCGTCTTCAGTAATGTCATGCTCACCTTCTACTTTGAAGCCAATTCTATCAAATTCTTTGTCAAGATACATATAGTACATATTAAAAGCCTCCCACTGCTATGTAATAGCAAGTAATAGTGTCTTGTGTGGCTCCCCCTCTTAAGGTAGCACTAAAGCCAGAGGTGCTCACATTGTAGACCTTTAGCGTCCCATAATCTGTACTAGAGCTACCTCCTACATTGGCGACCACCCTTACTGTAGAAGGTAGCGAGCTTGAAAAGCTGACACTGGTAGAGCTTCCTGCTGTGATTGTAAAAGAGCCTGCTCTTATAGGTAGCTTATTTGATGGGATAGTAGGTAGTCTGGCAGAGGCTATAGTGCCTGTTAATTGAGAAGCGTTTATGCTGGCATTCGTTATTGCCCCATCCACTCTCAAATTACCGTAGAACCAGGCATTTCCATGCATAGAAAGTCCCCTAGAGGCATTTATATCCACCCATCCGTCTTCCAACTCCACATGTGCATAATCGCTTGCGACGTCTGTGCCTCTGGTCTCTAGCCTTACACGATTACCATGCCATAAATCAGGGTCCCCACTTTTGGGTATGACTTGAATCACTGCATAATCAGAGCCGTAAGTTTGAGGGCCTCTAGTATGCAGGCTAAGGTACCCTGTGGACGAAGGCTGAATTGATAAGATGGTGCTCCAAGTGTCATGGCTGGTGTCTGCAAAAATATATCCACCAAAAGCACCAGTAGGGTCATAAAATCTTAATGCAGTAGTATCAAGCCTTACTCTTTCCGTACCACTCGCATACGCCCTCAACAGGTTATCTGATAGCTGTATTCTGTCGCCACCAGACGACGTACGTACTATTGCTCCAGTTAGAGTCCCGGACGTAACATTTCCAATGTCGGCGGATATAGCGGAAAGGGAGTCTACATCCATATGCTCCGCAATAATAGACTTTGCCTTAATTAGATGAGTGTTCAGATATCCACCAACTATAATCGTTTCATGAGCCATAGCTTCATCTAATTCAGAGATGCCAATTACAGCTTCAACCTCAGCTAACGTTTGAGACAGTTTAGCTGGGCTATATTCTGGGCTTCTTGATTTCTCTAACCATGTAGCCACATACTCACCTCCTTATGTTCCACCGCTTACAACGCATTAATATCCTTATGCGTATTAATTATATTATCCGTTTCCAAAAAATATTTTTTCATATTATCGTTATATTACTTTTAAGTAGTTGCGAGAGTTTATCTGTACCTCGCTGTTTGTATACTTTACAATATTAAGAAACCTGAAAAATACTAACTAAGGTGGTGTACTGCGCATTAACAACTATATCAAAGCCATCTACAGTTACACTTGCTGCCGACCCTTTATATATTTCTAATAATCCTAAACCAGCACTATCCCCTCCTATCATACCAAGATATTTAGTTGGATTTACTTTGTACCCACAAACTATAAGATATAATCTTCCAGATATCAGACTATAGCGATTACTTGTTCCACCTTCTAGGCGGTCTCTATGCACGATTAGTGGAAGTCTCGAATTTAATCCATGTGCCTCACTTGACGCCAAATGCGAATCGATTTCATCCCAATTCCTGTTTCTTGCTGCCAGGTCATCTTCAATCTTATGTGTTAATGCTTCTTTTTCCATTGCCATACTAAATCACCTTCCTTAAGAATTCATTTGATTCCATGTCTTACCGGCATATTGCTCCCATGTATATATCTGTCCTTGCTCAAATGTGGTTCCCATACCTATTTTTACACGGTTTGCGTTGATTTGCACTTCCTCCGCCGATTGGTTTATCTCGGAAATAATATTATTTTTTGATATCTTTCCATCTAAATCGTTTTGATACCCTGTAGATTGTCTCACAGTCTGGACTATCCGCCCTGGCTCTATTTTAAACTCTGCCTCTTCGAGTCGGTCTGCTAGGTCGCCTAAGTCACCCTCTACCTCTTCTACTTTTTCGATATTGTAAGATAGGCCTTCCTTTACTATCCTTAGCTCCGACTTATAATTAGCCATTTCCAGCGTGAGCGACTTCTTTCCTGTAGACTCCTTTTCAATGTTTGATTTAGCGGGGGCTCGGTAGGTCTCCCTTAGCCCCCCTGTGTATTTAAGACTCCTATCTAAGATATAGGTATCGTGTCCATCAATGGTAATCTTATCGCCCAAGTCTAGGCTAAAATCACCCTGCCAGCTCAGCTCACAAGCTGTGTAGTTTACATTCTTTAGCACTTCATATAGAGGTCCTACTACATTATTAGGGTCTTGAACAAAGAGGTTATCTACAACAGTGTAAATATTGTCCCCAGTGCCTGCCTCAGCCTCCTCTGCACCCACCTTGACTATTACCCTGTCTATCTTACCGACGCCTGTCTCGTGCAATTTTAAGTCGAAATAGCTATCACTGGTAATGGCTCTTACAGGGGCTACTCCAAGGGTGCGGATTTCAAGCTTGCCTTGGTCATTTATGATAGCGTATCCCCCTGCCAGCTCGGCCACCTGCGCAAATATATCCCTGCAAGTGATCCCTTCATATACTGGCTCATTTGGGACTGTGTAATCAGCGTTAGCAAAGGATGTAGAGGCCAACTCAAGACCACATTGATTACATGCAGACTCTAATATATCTAGTACAGTGGCCGGATATTCTAAGTCGCTGATATATTCTCTTTCTGCCTTGTACATTCGATCTACACATCTAAGAGTCACAGTGTCATTTTTCTTTTTCGCTTCTTCTACGGTATACAGGCCTTGTGGTACATATTCGACTGTGTCATCAGGCAGGGTTAAGCCTAGCTCAATGCTGCATTCCTTGTTTCCATAGTCATAGTTTGTGTAATCTTCTGGGGCAGGTGTCAATTCAGTATCCACCACTAGCTCAACCTCGGCCGTGGCCATCGGGGCAGTGCCTATCTCAAAGTCTTCATCATATACAAGGTCTGCATCTATAGCGATTTTGCTTAGTGTGGTGTCGTCAATTTCTAGTCCTGGAAAGGCGACCTTGCCCTTAATCTCCAGAGTATCTGATTTTATGGCTTCTTTAAATTCAGCTGATACATTCTTCAAAGTCCTACACCTCTATCGCATTGAATTTAATGTACTCAAATGCATCTACACTTGGGTACTTTCTCGATTGCCTACTAGTCACGTAGAATCTTTTGGTCACTATTCCAAGCTCAGCATCATCATACTCAATGAGGCAAGACTTGCCCTTTACCTGCTCCAATATTTGCCTGCCCACTTGTATTGGCACTCCCTTTAGTTCAAAGCTCAATTTACGCTTGTCACCGATAAAATACCTTATCATTAGCCCGCTAGTAGTCCTCTTGCTATCCTTGTCTAGGGCTTCTATTCCCGCCTCAGGAGGCAAGAGATGGCCTTTAGGTATCTCGTATCCATTGATTTTTGGTGTAAATGCCATATTGCTGCCTCCTTTACACTGGAGCTAGTCCAGCTTTTCTTCTTCGTCGGTTAATTGTCCTCAAAGATATCCTGCCAAGCTCATCTCCATCTACCTCTATTACCAGGTCCCCCACATCCTCACTTGCAGCGTTATAGCCCATCATATCTGCGAGTTCACCAGCTAGCTCTCTTATCCAGCCGGTATTATTCTCAAGTGGCATTACAGCCTCTTTACCACGTTCCCCGACCATTGCCAAAGTTGGCTGATCTATAATACCACCTTTAGCAAGCTTAGGTATAAGGGGGATGTTAAAACCAAAGTTCTTTCCGCCTATTAAAGGCACCCAGTCAGGTACGTTAAAGTTGATTTTATTTAGACCCTTGATAAGGCCATTTATAGCGCTGATAATTAGGTTAATCACACCCTTTATTGCCCCTATAATGGTGTCCCATATGCCAGTTACTATGTCGCCAAGTCCCTTCCAGGCTCTTTCCCAGTCCCCTGTAAAGACCCCTACGATAAAGTCTATAATCCCGCCTAATATTCCGAAAAGACCATGTAGTATGTCTGATATGCCTGATATGGCCCCATCTACTACATCTAATATAATTTCAAAGACCGAGCTAACTATTGGACCTAGTACGCCGATAAGCCAATTGACAATAGGAGCTATAAATCCATTGTAGATTTCTATAGCGCCATTGATGAGCTTTAGGATAAAATCGCCTACCGTATATACTATGTCTTTTAAGTAGTCATCCCAAATCTTCTTAAGGAAGTCCAAAAAAGGTGTGATGATGGGTTCTAGTATATCAGTCCACAACCTGTTAAAGGTCTCCCTTAGGGAGTCCATAAAGTCAGATACATTTGAAAGCAAGGTTTCTCCATGCTCTTCCCATAAATCGCTTATGGTATCCAATATATCAATGATTACATCCCTTATAATCTCATAGGTAGGCTTTATTACTGATTCCCAGATTACATTTATCGTATCGGCCATAAATTGAAAGTTCTTGCTCGTCTCTTCAAACGCAAAGGGTAAGTACTCAGCGAAAATAGGGACCACAGTCTCTAGTACCGATTCACTTATGGGACCCCAAAACTCATAGAGCATAAAGTCCTTCATAGGTATTAAAGTATCGTTCCATAGACTGTCGAAAGCCTCACCAATAGGCGCTAGTAAGTCCCGACCAGGGCCCTTGATCCAGTCTATGAGGCCGGTAAAGCTCTCTCTTATAAAAGTAGTTATCCTGCTTGTCTTGGCCTCTATTTCATCTATATTAATAGGCATCTCAAATGTCCCTAGCTCTATCCCGCCGCCTGCACCTGCATCTGCTGAATCTGCTATATTGTTTATCTCATCAAATGAAGCTAATCCCCTTGCAGCCTTTTTAGCAGATACTCCATAAGCATCCATGCTTTTTTTAGCTGCATCTAGTCCCTTGGCAGCATTAAAGCTATCTTTATAGGTCTTACCAAATAGTCCGGATACGAAAGAGGCTATATAAGTGGTGGCGGTGGCCAGCCCTCGTACTAATGCATTAATGGCCGGTATAATGAAATCAAATATGGGCTGGAAAGCAACTTTTAGATTAGTTTTAATGATGGCCAAAGAATTGGCATACTCTTTATTGGTTTTTAGGCCTTCATTCATGTAATTTATGATGCCTCTTATCGCTTTTAGCATCAGGTTGTATACAAACAATCTTCTTAAAATTGTCATGAATGACCTATTTATCATCTTAGCAAAGCCACCGAATTGCTTGCCACTCTTAGTAGCTTTCCTTCCCGCCTTTTCTACTTCGGTGCCGGTCCTCCGGATCTGATTGCTAGCTTCACTTGATGTACTTTTCATCTGGGCCATAGCTTCATTAAGCTTTCTTATTTCTTCTTTTGTGGCGCTACTCTTTGCCCTTAAAGGCTCTAGCCTGCCCTCGAGCTTTGCGGTCTCGTCATTCAATTTTTTAAAAGCAGAGTCCATTTCAAGTAGTACTGCCAGACTGTCCTCTTCACTTAGCCCGGAAAAAGCAGGGAGGTCTCTATATTTGCTTATTATGGCGTCCTGCTGAGCGTATAGCTGGTTCAACTCTCCCTGCAGGCTAGCTATTTTAGTCTGATTTTTTTCAAGGCTTGATTCAAGAGATGCTAGGCTTTTCTGCATCCTTGATATTGATTGGCTGGTCCTATCTCCTGCCTCTGTTGCCTTTGCTGCTGCACTATCAAATCCACCTGTAATGCCTTGCAATGTGCTCCTGGCATAGTCGCCCATCTTCTTGAAGCCTGTGTCTAGCTTAGGTCCTTTTACATTTTTGCCAGCTATACCATCTAGAGTCTTCTGCAGGCCTTTTAGTGATCCTTGTATCGTCTTTTGTAGTGTTCCTGCCAAATTTCTAAACTGCTGCTCAATATCGCCTTGCAGGGTCACTTCTAGTCCTACCCTGCCTACGCTATCTGACATATCTATATCTCACCTCCCACCGGTTTTAGGTCTATAAAATGATTTTGATTTCAAGCATTAGCTGAAAGCCATTTTGCATGCCTCCTGGAAAGCCTTTATTTGCTCTATTACTGTAGATGGATTATCTAGGGCTTTTTGGTGTATCCTAGTACGCCATTCATTACGAATCCTGTGCTGATCTTTGGTAAAGTGCTTCAGCATCTCCTTATCATTCTCGCTACGGATAGATATTATCTGACCAAGAGGGGTCTCTGGCAGCAGGCCAGATACTAGGGTGCAAAATTCGTCCCAGCTCATATCTGGCTCATTCCTTAGCCTTATACCATACTGTGCAGCTATGGAGGATTCTATCAGATCCCAGTCCTCATATAGATCATACCAATCTTCTCTATTGGCGCTCTGTCTCTGTGCGAAATCGGGCCTCAGCGACCTCGTAATCCTCACCTGTAATAGCAGCTATTATTGCTATCATAATAGCCTGGTAGGACTTAACAGATAGGCCCATGGCATCTATTTCTTTTGCTGCCTCTTCACCTAAGGTCATTTTAATTACTTCATCTATGGCCTCAATGTTGCTAGAGTCCATGCCCTGTATTTTCTGATTGAGCAGTACCACTGTATTTTTACGGTCATCTATATCGTAAATCTTATCCTCTGCCAGCTTTAACTGAGGTCTTTCATTCGTAAGCTTTTTAGATATATCAATTACTTTGCTCATTTTCCTTTTCATCTCCTTTTTGCTCTACTACTTCTACCAGTGGGCCAAATTGAGAGGCTGCAATCTCTCTTAGCCTCTCTTTGGTCACCTCAAATACTTCACCTACTCTTCTTTGCTTGCCCGCTTTTATATCGGTGAATCTTTTTATTACTTTTACCTTCATCACTTCAAGCCTCCTATACAGCTGGTACATATATAGGCTTGCCGTCTGACTGTAGCTCAAATTCTAGGCCGGATACATTGGTCGAATCTCCACCAAAGGGAGTAGTAACATTGACTATACAATTAAACTCTAGCTTGTCGCCATCCGGAAACTCAATTGCCGCTTTGCTAGAACAGTCTAGCCCACTCTTCCAAGCAAGACCGGCAATGTAATCGTTACCAGGATCTCCAACATGCCTTTTACCACTAAGGGAAATTGCAAATCCTTTCCCAGTCATAAGCCTTCTTACCCAGCCTTCTGTATCCATAGGAGTCCACTCTTCCACGTTTCCGTCTATAGAGGGGGAAAACGTTTCCATGTCTTTTATGATTACCATATCTTGTTCAGTGCTTTCCCTGCCTGCTGTTCCAATCTTAAAATCCAGATTAAACACTGGATATACTCCTAAATTAGTAGCCATTATTCATTACCTACCTTTCATGTATTATCTCTAAATCAATTACATATTCAAATATCCCGGAGTTATCCACTCCTAGATACACGGGTTCCGGGTCCCGCATATTGACTTGCACTATCTTCTTGCCTGCTACCTCTACATTAGTCAGACCGTGTAGGGCCTTGTATACCTCCTGGGCCTTTAATTCGCTTTCCATTACATTCTTGGTCCAGTGTACTAGTATCCTTATGCCCTTGCCTTTGTAGGAGCTATTTTGAATACCACCAATGGCCATAGGATTGATAAAGGCCTGCCCGTTATAAATAACTATAGCCTTTTCCTCTGTGGATCGCAGCCCACTGGTGTACCAGGTAGGACAATCTATTATTGTCTTAAGCCAATCCTTAAAATCAACGATGGTCATTTGATCACGCCTCCTGACAATCCCTTGAGGAATTTACCAAAGGTCTCGGCCAGCCAGTCCTTTTTTGGCCCATGGATAAAGCTATCTAGCCATCTGCCCTGAGCATTTGGGTTCTTGTCCTTCCTGAAATTATATTCAGGATGATAATAGAGCCTCCTAGCATAGGGGGTATTGTAGCTTATAAAGCCTTTGCCCCCTGCCACGCCCTCGACTGCCGACTCTTCTAGGGCGCCAGTTTCCTTAGGCACCACCTGCATATTATTTACTTCGGTCTTCATGGCCATCATGGTAAGGGGCAAGGCATTTATGGCGGCTTGTTCAATCTTCTTGATATTGGCTTCATTCAGTGTCACAGTCACTTTTATTTTCATCTACATCAAATCCAATTCTGTAGAATATACTGAGCCATCAGGATTACGGGGTTTACGAGATCTATATATAGTCTTCTTAATACCATCTAGCTCCACATAGCCCTTTATAGGCTTGCCTGGGTATATGTCGCCTTTGAACAGAGCCTTGCCTGTTAGCTCTACTACTTGTCTTTGCTCGTTTAGAGTGGTTCTGGACCTCTCGCTCAGATTACATTTACCATCAAAGATTAATACTTCTTCAACCCCATCTTCACCAGGTACCTCTGCATACACTTTAATCGGTGTAACTAAAACCCAATCAGGGAAAGGAAGCTTCATAATTACAGCCTCCTAACTGTAAGGCCTGTTTGGGACAGATAATTCAAAGTCTTTTTATCGGCCATGATTCCACCAGCCCCTTGATTTTCTTGACTAAAAGACAGGCTAACATCACCTACGCTATAGCCACTAAGGGGAGTACTCAGATAATCACCATAGCTATTAATAAAATCAACCTGATAACATACCGCTTTCTTTACCATCTCTTGCTGATACTCTGTCAAGTTGTTAAATCCTCTAGCTCTAATCCTGCCATAGGTGAGCCTGTCGACCTGGTCAGATGCTTCTTCTAATAGTTTAATAGCTACATTTTCTTCTAGGGTGCCTTTATAAGTGTCTCTATAATACTCATAATCTACATAAGCTATAGCCCTCACATCCTTTCAAAAGAAAGGAGAGGACTATTTGCCCTCTCCCTTAGCCTTTTCTAGTTCCTTTTCTAGTTTCTTCACCTCTGCCTGCAGCTTAGCAATCTCCTTCGATTCTTCGGTTTCCACCTTCTCGAACACAAGTTTGCCTTTCTTTAATTCGGCTATCTTGTAACCTAAATCAATATATCGTTGCTTCTCCTCCGGCTCTATTTTATACTGCCTGTTGGCTTTTATTGCAAACATCAATTATCCCTCCTATTCTTCAGCATTAATAGCAACTGCGGCCATCTTAGCTTTAATCACAAATAAGTCTTGGAAGGACCTATTTTGATATAGGTATCCAAATGCCGACTCTGGAGTTTCTCCCTTGTTCCATAGGTAAATATCCCTTACCTTTATAGGTGCTAATATGCCAGATGGATGGCATAAAATCATATTTATCTGCTTTGCACCTTCAGCAGGCACCCAGCCCTCGGTAAAGTCGTAAGCTGTCTTCATTCTGTCTGATGGCACTGTGTCAATAACAACCTCATCTAGCGACCTAACATTTCTATTTATGCCCTTAGCTCCACCTGTAACATTTAAAGTCCTTTGTAGACCTTCGGCGTTCTTAAGCATAGTGTAAACAGTTGGTGTTACCTTTAAAACCCTTCCAGATTGAGGTACTCCTGCATCATCCATATCCTCCATCATTTTGTCAAATACTTGAAGGATATTAGCTTCTGTTAGTACAGTAGTATCAATGTTGCCATCAAGTTCTACCAGCTCTGCATATAGCTTAGAATATCTGAATGCGTCTGTTTCAGGGATAGCTTGCTCCTCGTTGAATACTGCTGTAATATTAGCCGCAGATAAAACTTGGTTGGTCTCGTCTACATCCATCTCATCCACAAAAAATTCAATATCTCTGTCATGAGTCAGGGAGAATGCTTGATAGGTATTTCCTACAGTTCCCCTGTTCTTGGAGCCATCTCTTGCGTGGTCTTTATAACCAGATAGCTGTATAGTAGGTATTCTAATAGTTTGTGCGTCTATAAATCTGTATCTGTTGTTTGTTGCTATGTTTGCAGAGGTTAGCTCCCTTGCAAATTGTTGCTCTATTTGCCTCTCAAATCTTTCAGCATAATTAATGCTCATTAATTATCATCCTTTCTTTATTTGTCCTCTATGTTTCCAAATGCAGCTGCTATAGCAGTATCTATAGCCTGCTGATTATTAGGGGGAGGGTTGCCTACCTTAAACCCTGCCTGTTGTTGTTGCTGGTTGGTTTCATCTTCTGGCTTGAAAAGAAAAGCCTTGCTCTCTTTTAGAGCCGCTATCTGCTCATCCAAGCCCACTATCTTGCCATCGTCACCGATAATCAGTTTGGTCTTGTCCACCAACCCAGATACCAAGTCCTCATCATGCACCTTGCCGGCCACTGCTAGCTTAATGGCATTGGCTAGTTGGATATCCTTAAGCTCAGCTTCGTATTTTTCTGTAGCAGCTTTATTCTCTTCCTGTAGCCTTTCAATTTCAGCCTTCAGACCTTCAGCATCAATCTTTTTCAAATCTTCCAGCTGCTTATCTCTCTCGGCTATACCTGCATCAAGCTTCTTCTTAGTTTCAGCCAAGGCGTTATAGGTCTCCTTTGGTACTGCGTGCTTCGGAAACTCGGTATTGACCTCTTTTAAGAGGTTCTCAGTGTCAACAACTCCGTCTTTTGTGTGTTTTTCAATTAATTTTCTAAGCCATTCCATTATTCAATTACCTCCATACTTTTTTATACTGGTCAGTGCCAGTCTTGGGTTCTTTCAGTTTATACTCATAAATACTAAAAAGAGTAAATAAACAGTTTATTGCCTTATTTAGGGCATTAAAAAAGACCCTATCCGGTCTTAATAGTGGACTTTCCTATATTTACTTATCCTTTTTACCTCCAAGCAAATACAAAATAATAATCGTTATACATATAGTTAATGTAACCTGTGTAGCTGTAGCCATATTAATCCCTCCTATACATTTATCTTGGATCTTCTCTCCTATAAGCTCGCCTCAGTTGAGGATTAGCCTCCAAAAATTCTCTCAACTCAAGCTGTAAGGTAGCCAGGTTGCTTTTTTCAGCCTTTAGATTATCCTTGTCTATGGTACCGGCTATAATCCTTTTCTGCTCTCTTATCGCTCTTTCTAGCTTTCTCTGGTGTTGCTCCAGTCCGTAGTATTTAAGTGCCTTTTCAGGATCTGGCACTTTAGGCAGTGTTGTTATTCCAGGGAAGTAGGTGCTTAGATTGTGCCTGCAATTCGGATGCATTAGCCCTTCTTCCATGGCCGTGCTAAGCAGCTGGTACGGACCATCCTCTTTCTTTCCACCGGAATAAACATCATCAATAATGACAAGCCCTTGCCAGGGTACACATAGCTCGCATGATGTCGCATGAGCCGATACCACTACTAATGACAAGCCCAGCTCCTGCCTCTTCTTGCCCTCGCCCATTAAATAAGCCCTGTGGTTTGCTGTCCTCAGGGCCATTTCTGCATAGCTTGCTATATTGACCTTTTTCCCATCTGCATAGGTTATTGCATCTATGCCCTTGGCCAAGAAATCTTTAGTAGCCATATCTATAGCTTGGTCTAATGATACAGTGCCAGTATTATAATGTACCTGGGCCTTGAATATTGTTTGCCTATAGACATCATCCATACGTCTTAATACTGCTGTATTAGCCTTCTTAAAGTCATTCTCGACACTTTCCATAAGCGCGTGAAATTTATGATCGTTAGCCCGGAAAAATACTTCATCTAAGGGCCTGGGGGCATCTTTCCACTTCTGTGCGTTCTCTAGCGCCTGCTCTAACGTGTCTTTTATCGGCTCAATATCCACAGATTTAGCAGACTTATCCACAGTGTCTAGGATAGGCTTTAGGTCTCCGGGCAGTATTACGGTGATACCTTCCAGGAACGTGCTCTGTATCTGCTTCACAAAACGATTTACATTGTCCTGGGACTCTTTATAGGTCTCCAGCAGGGTGGATGATATATACTTTTCTATAGGTCCATTGTACTGGCCTATAATCGCCCTGTTTTCCCGTCTAAACCTTTCTAGGTCTCTTAGCTTGGCCGACTGCCACTGTTCAAATTTAAAGCCCATTTTTTCTTCTTCCAGCTCATGCCTTCCTAAATTACGCTTCATGGACCTAATAAGGTCCAGTTCCATCTGCTCATATATTCGCCGGATATCATAGGCTTTGTCTCTTTTATTCCTCGTCA